TTCTGCAACCTTTTGTTTCTTTACTACCTTAGTTAGGAACAGGGGCTTGTCGCTGTAGATAAACTTGCGAAGCTCAGGGTAGCATTCTTTCTTGAAGTCACAGTAGGAGCAGGCCACGCTAAGCTTCTGGTTCCCCTTTGGATTCTTAGGGGACTGAGGCACAGGTTTGAAGGCTCTATCAGGTGGCTCCTGCTGAGATACCATAGACTTTAGGTGAGCTACCTCTTTCTCTTTGTCCTTCATCTCCTCCGTGAAGTCATAAATATCCAAGCAAATATTTCCATTAACTTTATCTATAACTAAAAATGCGCCCTGGGTTTTGTTTGTGACAAGGGGGTCATCCTTCGCAGCGTAGACGTAGGAAGACAGCTGTGAGATGTAACCGAATGGATCGTCATCACGCAGGTTGCCATCCTTGAACTTCTTAAATGCGTAAGGTGAAGCTGACTTAACGTCCACCGTCATACCGTCTATGACAGCGTCTCTGTGTCCCTTAATACCGTGAACGTCCATACGATCTTGCATACCAGTAACACTGTGACCTGAGACAGCTGCTATCGTAAGTACTAACTCCTCGATGATGTCACCATAAAAGAACTTGAGAAGTGTTGATGCATTAAGAGGCTCAGCTAAGTTTGTTTTGTTGATCTTGTACCACAACTTCCGCTCACACTGTGTGCCTAGGGCTGACAGAGATAGGTAACCCCGTGGCTCTTGTGGTTTAGCGAACCGTTGTTCTGCCATAGTGGAGATGTTGTTAGCCATGAAGTCGCCAAGAGCTTTGTCCCAACCGTTGTAGCCGAAGATTGTCTGCTCAATGTCACTTACTAAGGTGTCTATTGTTTTCATCTTATGTTCCTCTTAGGGTTGGTTGCCCCCACCCAACTAAGGGAAGGGGCTTTGGCACACACACACACAGCAGAAAGAAAGTAAACCTAGAAAGGGATGGCGTCGTCTTCGACAGCGACTGGTGCTGCCTTCTTAGGTTTAATGTCGGTCTTAGTCGTAAGGTTTGATAGGTCTCTGAAGGTAGAGGAGGGTCCACTATTACCGTCTGACTCAAACTCTACATGGTCAACTACTTGAACAGCCTCAAGGCGTGAACCTGTGCGTCCATTAGCATTGAAGAGGGATACGTTAACGAGACCAGTAGAACCGTTACCGATGTAACCGTCAGTCTCAAAGTCCCAAGGTTGTCCTTTAATGTTGGCAACTTTGGGTGCACCACCTTGCCACTCAAACTTACCCTTATGTGGACGAGCAAAGGTAACTTTATTACCTCCATCTACTGCGACTAAAACCTTACCACAGCCAGACGCCTTGAACTTCTCAGTGTTCTCCTCGTCTAAGATAATAGTAACTTTGTACTCACCCTCTTTTTCTTCATTCCAAACAGCACGATCTCGATTGTGTTCAAATACTTTTGCCCACTCCAGTGTACCGAATAGTTCTAGGATTTGTGTTTTAGATTCGTTAGGCATGTTGTTATCCTCATTGAGTTTCATATTGATTCGTTTTAGCATAGGACTTTAATGGGTGTCAAGCCAGTTTTTTCCTACATCATAAGATCCAGGGGTAGGTATTTTAAACCCCAGTTCTTTTCCTACCTCAAGCATACAGTCTGCTTGAAGCTTTCCTAGTTCTTCTGCTTCTTCCTTTGTTCCTATCACCTCTGTCTGATACTCGTCATGAATGAAGCCAACAAGCTTAAAGTTTATACCTAGCTTCCTAGCCTCAGAAGTCCAGCGTAGTAGTGTGTACTTCATTAAGATACTTTCAGCGTTCTGCAGCATACCTGCAAGTGCCTTGTGTGTTGAAGGTACAAGTACCTTTCGGCCATCGTACCCAGTAAAGTATCCCTGCTCACCCACTGCGGGTATCAGTTTGTTCTTCAGTTTAGCTAGACCGTCGATAGACTTAACGAAGTTATCTCTAGCCTCAACTGCCTTGGGCTGACTTACCTTAAGTATCTGGGCGGTCTTAGCTACACCCGCCCCTAGTAACCAAGCATAGATAAAAGTCTTTGCCATATCCCTAGTAGCATGGTCAAGTCCCAGTGCACGTTTGTTAACATTGTGAATGTCTGTCTCGTCTTCCTTCTTACCCTCCATGATAGCTCTAGCATACTGGTCAGCATCAAAGTATCTCCATAAATAATCTGCAAGTACCCGTAGTTGAATACCGTCTGCGTCCGTACCTACTAGGAAAGATCCACTGGGGGTTGTCCAGCAAGCACGAAGGTGTGAGTCGTACTGTTTCTTTACCTCTTCCACAGCTGTCTTAGGTTCTCCATGAAAGACTGAAGGTATGTTAGCAGTGTTAGGGTTGTTATGTGAGCACCTGCCTGTCCAAGCACCTATGTTGTTGATGGTACCATGTATCCTACCGTCAGTACCAACCTGACCTAACCACTCAACGAGTGAGCTTCTACGTCCCTCCAGTGTGAGCCATTTAGCTAAAGTCTTCGCCCCTTCAGGTGCATCCTCAGGCAGGGTGGTGAGATTATCCTCAGACACAGACCAACCATACCTCTCAAAGTGTTTCTTCTTCTCATTGTAGAACTCCTTAGACATTGAAGGTACAGTCTTGCCATAAGGATCTCCAACAGACAGTCGGCTGAAGTTGTTGAAGGTCTTGCTCTTATCAACTGGAGTCCATCCAGCATCCCACAGCGCATCAGCACGATCCTTAGATGACGAAGGCTTAAAGTGTACCCAGTCATAGCAGAGCAAGTCGTCACCCACACGATCAGTAAGGGCATAACGTTCCTTGGCTTTCTTGACTGTAGCCATCTCCTCCCCGTCTTCCTTTAGGCGATACTTAATTGTGTTTACCAAGTTTAACTTAGGCGTGAAGTCTACCCGAAACTGATCCGTTAGCTCAGCAAGCTTAGTCTGAATAGAACTTAGAAGCATCTCTGCCTTAGGCTTATCAAATGCAAAGCCGTAGTACTTTGTTCTTACTAACTCAGTCTGCAGGTCATGCTCAGCCCTTAGAGACTTACTCCAATCAGGATTCCGAATAACACTAGAGAAGTGTTCGTACAAAGCATGTGAAACCTCGATGTCTTGATACCAGTACTCAACCATTTCTTCACTGAATTTAGTCCAGTCATTATGTTCTCCTTTGTAGTTGCCTAGGCGGATACCCCAAGCCTGTAAGCTGTGACGATTCTTAGCGCCCTTAGGTATTTGTATATCGTAGTTTACCAGTCTGCTTATGATTAGAGTGTCTATGATTTTCTTTGGGTCAATTAGTCTAGGCTTAAGTAAACTGTTAAGCTGCACAGCGTCAAAGGAAAGGAAGTTGTGACCAATGATCAGGTCAGCAGACTCGTACCACTTGATTGCCTCAGCCTTAGCTACAGGATCTTCATGACAGTTATCAAAGCGGGTAACCTCACCTGTCTTAATGTCCTGACCACCACAGATCCAAAGCTTTTGGCAGTTGTTGAGACCTTCTGTTTCTATGTCACTGACTACGACTCTCATACGTTGAATGAAACCTCCTCTAGTAGTGTTGTGTCGGGATCATAGTAGACGGACCCTGCATTACCTAACTTAGCGAATGGTCTGTTCTTGTCAACAATAAAGTAAGTAGTGTTTCTTTCTGACTCGTCCTCTGCTTCAGTGTCACGGTTGAGTTTGATACACATGATAGCTTCTTCCTCAAGGGAGGCAGCATACTTGGTACGGCCATCGTCATTAACCTGAGAGATAAAGACCACACCTATATTCAGTTCCTTAGCAAGCTGAGCCATACGTGCACCCAAGGTTGTAAGAGTACTGGTTGCACCCTCCACCCCTGCATTTGACAGGTAGGCTAGGCGTTGGACATGGTCTATGAAAATAAAACTAGCGCCGTAAACCGTAGCAGCCAGTCGAACATAATCAAGAAGCTTCATTGGGTCATCGTGAGCTTGCATCTCAAAGATAATGGTTTGATCATCTCGTGCAGCTATCTTAGCAGACAAGACCACATCGTCCTCACTAACGCCATTCTCTGCAGCGTCTTCCTTTGTACGGACATTACAACCTAGCTCATACGTAGCCATGGCACGGTACGTTGTAGACTTCATCTCCTCCATGTGTAGCAAGGCTATCTTAGCCTCTGACTTTAGGAGCCCTATCTCAAAGTACCTAATCAACTCAGTCTTACCTTGACCACGTAAAGCTTTAATGAAGGTGAGACCACCCTTCACTAACCCTCTGATCTTATCGTCTAGTGCAGTGTGACCAGTAGCTACGTACTCGTAGGGGTTCTCAGTCCTGATAGCTTTCTCTACTTCAACGTCACCCACAAAGAAGTTATCTGGGGAAAACCGCTGAGGCTTAACCGCAGCCCACTTCAGATCGTCTTGGTCACCTGCTAGTATAAAGTCATTAGCATCTTTGTGCTTAGTCAAAGGGACATAGTAAAACTTCTCAGGGAATAACTCATAGAGCCTAGTCGCTGCACCCTTACCTGCATCGTCCTGTTCACCAGCGTAGACAATCTCTTGGAATGAGTTGAGGTAGTCAAAGTTACGCTTGATAAACTTATCAGACAGTGAGGCAGATGGTATCGACTTAACTGGGAAACTCTTACCTAGGGCTTGATATAAAGATGCAGCATCAAACTCACCTTCTGTAAGGTAAAGACGTTTACTAGAGCCAGCGTTAAAGTCTGGGCCAAAGAGATCCTGTAAGGCACCCTTCTCCTCAGTCCAGAACTTCTTCTCCTCAAAGCCTCTGTACTTTACATTTGATGGGTACTTAAATGCGTACCTAACCTCGTCACCCTCACTGTCCAGTTGAAGCTGGATCTTAAAGAGTTTACAAACGTCAGGATCAATACCCCGTATGCCGTTGAATGTTGCTGAAGCTATCTGCCTTGTGTGTACTGGTGGTTTCATTGTGTTCACTGGATAAGCCTCCTCTGCCCAATCAGCAATATCACTCCTAAAGTTAGGGCGTGGGTACTTACCAGGCTTACCTGTCTTACTGTCGCACACGTGGCAAAAACCTGACTTAGTTACTGAACTGTAGTAGAACCCGTCTGAGCTACCACAATCCACGTAGGGACACGCAACTCTTTCCACATCAAACTTCTTTTCTTCTGAGGCTATCATACCATGTCTCCTTCTGACCAGTCATCCCACTCGTCTTTGTTGTAAGCTTCGTCCAAGTCTCTCTCGAACTGTAAGTCATTCACATGACGTTGAACTATGAGAAGAACGTCCTCCTTTGACAGGTTATTCTCCCGCATGTAGTGGTCTAACTGTTGTGTGTCTGTGTTATCCATCTCTTTATCCTCTTGGTACTATTTGGAAAAGACCTTCTGTCTGCTTTAGAGAAAGTATTATATCAAGAAGCTGTTGGTATGTCATGACAAGCATCTCGTACTTCTCTAAACTATCATCCCACTGTCGTATATACACAACACCTTCCTCCGCTATAATCATCTCAACGTCATTCATGTTCCCTGTTTCATCAAGGCTTTGAATGATTGCTGCGTCCGGTTCAAACTCAACTGTAAACATACCGCCTCCTAGAATAAAACAAGGACAAGAAGAATGGATAGTAAGATATTCACTAGAGTTTCTCCTCGCCATTAAGTTGATTGATGCGCATCTGTGAGTACCTGATAACTTTTTCCAAGTCAATGATCTCACTCTCAACCTGCGTCTTACCCTCGTACATCTTGTAGCCTGCACGGCTAGCGTACTTAACGATGTTGCCTCGCCAGAACTCAAAACCATTACGCATGATGTATGTGATGGGTTCAATAGCCCACCGTGCATAGTGCTTAGGTTCATTTACGATGTCTGATGTATGTTCTGCCAATACACTCTCCTTAAAGTCTTCACGTTCTTTTATTAGACGATTCCATTCACTCTTTATCACGGAGTGTCTCCTCATATTTGTTAAACAGCTGTTCAAACTTCCACTCGTAAAGCTGCTGCATACCTATCAAGGCGTTCATCAGTTCATCCTCAGTATGTTCACCGTCACCCACCTGTTTGAAGACAACCTCAAGGTCATTGCACACACGCCAACAGTCTAAGATCATAGGCTCTAATTCATACATCTTAGTCATCGTCATCCTCCGTTAGTGCGTCCCATGCTACAGGGAATAACTCAATCATCTTGCGGTCAATCTGTTGTGCTACCTGCCGTGTCTCTGCCTGAGTGTCAGACTTGCAGCGTAGGTTACACATGTCAGCGAAGGCATCAAGGCTACCACTCCAGTACCACTCAGTCATAGTGCTTTGTGGTAGTACCATACGTGCTTGCTCCGGTGCTATGCCTATCTCTATCATTCTTTTGTACATAGCCACGACACCTTTTTTATAAAACTCTATCTGGTCACCTAATTTATAATCGTCCCACCAAACAAAGTTCATTGCGTAATCAGTGACATCACCATAGCTTCCCTGCTTTTTGTCTTTACTACGCCCTCTCCATACATCAGGTTCATAAATCTCAGGGTCTTCATCCACATAGCGCCTAGATATTTCGTTCCATCTCAAGAACTTATGCTTAACTAGCTGCCGTGCTACAAACACAGGAGCCTTGATGTGAAAGCTAGCAAAGCAGTGACCGAATGGACTGATGTGCTTGTGCTTGGCAAGATAGCGGATCAGCTTATCGTCTTTCTCCTTGAGCTTAGGTGGTCCCCAAGGATCGTCCTCCATCTCACTCACCTTACCAAAGGATACCCGTGCAGCGTTAGCTACCGTCAAGTCTGTACCCATATGGTCAATATATGTTACTTCAATCATTCTTTATTGCCTCCAATATTTTACCCTCTACTTTCCAACCAAAGGTGTCCTGATAGTATTCGACCTGCGATTGGTAGCCTACAGTGTTTAAAGTCTTAGCAAACCAATCACTACTAACTTTATTGTTTGGAACATCCAATATTTGTAGCCTTTTAGTTATCATGTACGCAGACCTTCCATTAGGCTTAAAGAAAATCAGACCAAGCTTACGTTTCTTAATAACCTTCTCACCTTTGGTATACTCCCCTTTATCGTACTTACCTAACATCTACCTGTATCCCAATACATTCTACTGTTTCATTCTTATCGTTGACCATTACCGCTGCATCTCTGAGAGCAGTACCGCAGAAGGTCTCGTTCTCGTATGTACCTAAGTGATAGTATTTTATGCCTAACTCAGGTACAAAGACAAACCATATCAACAACCAAGTATTAACCATTGTTCTTCTCCTCCCTTGCTTTTAGACCGTCCTCGATCATGTCCAAAAATTCTCCAAATTCATCGCCCAAAAGATTGTGCTTAGCAATTAGCTCGTCAATTAATCCAGAATTCTCTTCCACGTTGTTTCGTAACTGAATGTTCTCCCAAACCAAGTAAGCAAGGATAACCCCGTAGCCTAGAAGAATGATGTCAAGTGTTTCCAAAGTGTGTATCCTTTTTTGTTTGGCCCACCCTGCAGGACTCGAACCTGCAACCTAATGCTTAGAAGGCATTTGCTCTATCCAGTTGAGCTAAGGGTGGTATCTTTAGAACAAGGGGTAGTGAGTGTCACCCTTATCTCTCATTTGAATTGCATCGTCAATAAGTTTTTGAAGGAAGTCTGATCGAGAGTACTCACCCTCCCACTCTAGGTCGTCCCTTTCCTTTTGTAGGTTCGCTATGTGTCTGTCCAGAAGTACCAGTCTTTTGTTCATTGTCTTTCTCCATCTTACCCACCCAATGAGTGACATCATCGTACTCTGTTAGTGGTAACTCTTCGTCTTTCTTATCGTCTGCCATTGCTTTTATCCTTTTAATTAAATGCAGACCAGTAGTAGATGTACTATTAGTATATACTGTTAGTATCTATAAGTATTATTTTCTATAAAAGAAATAAATACCAAGGGTAATACTAACAGTACTACTAACAGTATTAACGTAGGTACCTCCTTCTGTATTTCAAGTACCCTATTCATCTTTTTTATAGATTAGGTAGACCACACACCAGAACACTACTGTGGTACCTATTGCTATCAACTCATATGTAGGCATTTAAGACCTAACCCTTCACTTTAAGTAAGCATGATAGCCTACTGTTATACCTGTGTTACTCTTACTTTAACATGAATAACTTGAAGTCTCTCTGCTCCATAGAGGACGTACTCGCAGCGACCCAAGGGTGTTGCTTTTTTAGCACACCATCAGCCCAACTTAGTAGGGAGTCTTCCCACCCATAGCTGCTGTCCAGGACTGCCTCCTCTGACGTAACTGACAGGTGTTTGTTGATGGCCTCTCTCCAGTACTGCCATTGCTTCCGTGTCCCTTGGAATAGATGGTGTGGTTTGATGTCTGTCTCCTCGCCTGTGCCATCGTTTTGTAGGTGAGCGAAAGGCCTATCATTTAGGTAGACCTCCGCTTGGTAGCAGTTGCCACAGTCTGACATCAGGTCATCGTGAAGTACTGATCTCAATTCTACTCGCATTACTCTGTCTCCCCATTGTCATAGTACCAAGCTGTAGGATCGTCAGGCAATACGCATGGCTTCCAGTGGTTAGGGTTGCCGTCATCATTTACAGTCGGACGGAAGTCAAACATATGTTTCAGTGTGTACGCCTTATCTCGCAGGTCACTTAGTTGTGACATTCGGACATCCATCATCTCCATTGTGTCATCTACCATGCTGTCCATACAGTTGTAGACTTCGAGTAGTATGCGTACTTCATCACGGGTCAGTTCTGTTTTGATTGTCTTCTTAGTCATGTGTCTTCTCCATTTAGATTATAATTCTGCAACGCCTAGGACGCCAGTGTTCTCCCACTCTGCAAACAGTCCTTGCTTTTCTAAGATGGCGTTGATCTTGTGGTTGACCCCAAAGTCATCCAAGACAGTGCCGCCAAACTCACAGTAGTAGTCGGCCCACACCTCTGGATAGTTGTCCTCCCCTGATATACGGAAGCCATCGTCATCCTCATAGACTGTCACGCCTAGCTTCTTGAGTTGGTTATATGCTGTGCGATAGTTCTTTTTCATGATCCAACTAGCTCCTTAACTTTGACCAATACCTTAGCACGATCAAGATAGTATTGCATGAGCTCAACGTCATCATACTCAACCTCACCCCATGATGTTTGCTCCATGTCACCCTCAAGTAGATCCTTGAGCATCAACAGTTCACTCGTGTACAGTTCTAGCTTATCCATTTGTCTCTTCCTCTTCCTCTTCTACCTTGTGAAACTTTACTGTGATGCACCCGTCACCGTCATCCTGTGCGACTTGCCACCACAACCCACGGCTGTCATCTGACAACACCATTGCATCAAGCCAATCAAAGAATACTTCTCTATCCATTACGCCATTCCTTTCATGATGTGTTTGATTACGTCTACTGTCCAACCATTGCCCAGCATACGGTACCGCTGCGTATTACTAACGTGTGCAGTGTATCCCTCTGGTACAGTCTGCAACCTCTCACATTCTAAGGGTGTCAGCTTGCGCCATGTCATGCCCTCGTCATATGTCAGGTGGTTGTTGTGTTCCCATGAGCTAGTGCTGAGGGTAGGTGTCTTACCATCTGTAGCTTTGAGACCTCCCTTGTTCCAACCCCTTCCCTTTTGTAATATCTTAGGCTCTGAATTACCTCCCGCAGATGCAAGTAATGTTGGTGCCTTACCTTCAGGGTGGTACACCCTTTTGATCTGACTGTTTTTGTAGTGATCGTATTCGGCAGCATCGCCTACATGAGCAAGGCCATCACCACTGAACACTAGCTGTCGCCTGTGCTTCTCAAAGTATGACTTGAGGTTGCCGCCCTTGAAGTAGTTTGCATCAATACAGTGTGACTTGTCTCTGTCGGTGTGCCCATCCTCTAGGATGTCAGACAACACAATGCCACGATCCTCTGGAATGCCATCCATAGGGATGTTCGTCCAATACAGTCGGTGCCTGTTCTGTGCTGACACTAGGTTGCTGTTGATTGCCACAGGCTCCACACCTAGCATCTCAGTGATAACGTCCATGCTCTCCTTTTTCATCCTTACATTTTCAAGCAGGAAATACTTAGGCTTGAGTGCCTTGAGCAGTCGGACATATTCAAAGAATAACTTACTGCGTGGGTCATCAAAGTTGAGTTGCTTACCTGCAAAGCTGAAGCCTTGGCACGGAGACCCACCAATCAGAAGGTCAATCTTATGGCCGCACTCAAAGTCATCAATCAAGTGGTCACCTGATGTTTGCACATGCCGCACATCGCCTAGGTGTATCATGTCAGGATAGTTGGCCTGAGCCACCTTGATTGCATACTTATCAATCTCCGCTGCGAAATAGTTTTTCACTTCGATGCCCAGCTGATCAAGTGCAATCTGACCGCATGACATCCCATCGAATAAACTTAACACGTTCATGGTCTTATCCTCTCTAATTAATCGTCTCTGTCAGGAAAATTACGAGCTTGTCCACATTGTCAAAGCCCTCTTGCAGGACAAGATACCCTTCCCGATCCTCTACCGTATAGGCCAGCAAAGCCCAGCTTGGATCTTCTCGCATGTCAGGGTTCAAGTAGTCCACAAAGATCCTGCACACATTGCCATGAATTTCCTCTTTCTGGAGTGATGGGCAGGTGTCATTTTTCCAAGTGCTATTCTCCCAGCCATGCGGTGCCAATGCATGAAAGAGTTTGTTGAGCATGTCATAGTTATCGTAATCCTCATGCGGTACATCTGTGATCAGATAGTTTGGAAAGTGCATCTGTGCTTCCTCTCTTGCTTCCTGTGCGTCCTGAAATAGTGCGTTAACTTTTCCCATTTTCTTTCCCCTTTAGTATCCTAGGCCGTAGCCGATCATCAGTAAAACGTAGCCAGTGGCACATAGGCAAAGCAATGCCACAATATCTTTGAGCCAATCCATGCCTACACCTCCATAAGTGATGATGTCTTGTGAAAATATATGTGATGGCGCATAGATCCACCCCTCTCGCTCTTGTGCTTTGATATGCTGCCGATCTTAATATCCAACTGGCCCTCTGCTGTCTCTGCCCATACAGTAATTCTGTCGGGATACTCCGACTTAAAAAGGGCCAAAGCTCTTGTTGCCACTTCCAGCGTAGTTGTGTCTATGTCTAAGTGTGCCATCTTTAACCCTCCAATTCTTTTATGTACTGCAAGTATTCTTGCGCTTCTTTTAGCGTCCCAAACTCTTGCACGATACCATGGTCGTCAATTGTTTCCTCTATATGCCAAACCATTTGACCACTGCTACCCCTGCTACTTTTGATTGTTGGTCTTGTCATTTTTATTCCTCTCTCTCTTTTATACCAGCCCAAACAATCAGGGCCAAAACTATTCCAAAAACTAGGGGCATTGCCACCACGAAAGCGATAGGCATCATACCGCCACCGCTTCCACACATTCCACATGATAGCGGGAAACTACGTCACCAGTATCCAAGGCCTTGTTGGCACGATTACCCGCCACGTGTTCACACCATGTATTCCACCAGTATTCCGTGCCCTCAATCTGACACATCTCAACATATTTTGTCACTTTCTTGCGCTTGCTGGTCTCTTTCATTTTGGCTGGTGGAGTTTGCACGGCACTAGGTTTAAGGCCTAGGCGCTTGATGTTATGGCTATCAATACATGCCACGTTAAATCCAAACATCTGCGCCACGAAAGCCGCCTTCACCATTCCTAGGTTAGGCACTCGCATAAATAACATGATCACCTCCACACATGCCTCTACACTTTCCGTTCCCAATGTGTCTTTTATGTGGTTCACCTTGCCCCACAAGTATGCATCATTTTGCATGGTGTAATCGTATCCGTCACCTTTTAAGCCCCACATAAAACGGGATGCAGATCCGTTAGCATTTACATCCTCAATCTGGCCTAGGCATGTGGAAAGACCAGCTTGGATTGTTGATAGTGTAAAAGTAACTACCGGCAATACAGACTTTTTAGCGTGGCAGATATTAAGTATCTCTTGAACGTCTCTGGTATACATTGTCATTTTCCTTTTAGGTTATGTGTTATTTCTTGTTAGTAAGATATGCAGCACAAATAGAATTGCAAGGGGTTCAAATGTATTTTTTTCAAATTAATTTCACGTTATGTTTTTGACTATATAATATGCGATAAGATTTTCTAAATGTGATCACAAAATTATAGGGGTTATAGATGCTTTCACTATTTGTGATCACAAGCTGAAAATTCCTAGAGCTAAACCCAAACTAGTTTAAGGTTAAACCATATGGCAAAACATTTAGTTTAACGTTAAACTACTTTTGGAAATAATAGTTTAATATTAAACCATCGATACATAAGAGCTTGTTTATATAAGAGATCCTGGATATAACCGAGTGTCGCTTGGGGTAGGGGGCGTGGGCCAGGGCGGGGGTGTACGCTATATGTATATGCCCAATGACAGCGGGGGGTAAAAACGGTTCTGTTAACCACTTATGGAAATTTATGGTTTACAAGTATTACAGGTTGTAGCATTTACTAAGATTCTTGTAACACTTTAGGGGTGAGGTAACGTACTTGTAACATAGTTGTAACAATTCGTGATCACATTTAGTATAAATAAGGGCTTGACAAAAGTGCGGGTATCCATATAATTAATACTGTTAGTATATACTACTAGTAAAGCCTTTTAGTATAGACTGTAAGTAGTACTTATAAGTAATACTGTTAGCTAATACTAGTAGTCTTCTACTTATAATACTTATAATACTTATAATACTACTAGTAGTAACTAACAGTACCCTCTACTTCTCTTTATATCTATAAAGGTAAAATATAATTTTAGTCTCTGCATTTAGTCCTTGACAGATGCAGGCTAATAGATACAACTACTGGTGCATTGGTTCTAATAAAGATGTCTAAAAAAGTAAGATACTATCAGTCTGATAAAGTTCTAGAAGAATTCTACTTGGCTTTAGCTAAAGGTAATGAGAAGATACTAAGAAGGGTACACATCCCTCACAGTTCAGTCTTCTATGCTAGGGAAGCTTATTACAATCATTCAGGTGAGTGGATTACTTTAGACAGAATGGAAAGATCTATGTACTTAGAAGGTATGTTAAGTGCATATAATGTATTAGATCCTGAGAGAACAAGAGACTGGGAAGACTAATGGCTAAAACAGTGTTAGACGATTGGAAGGTACTACCCAGGCTTATGATGCTTGCGGTTACTGTATTGACTTACCAAGCAGTACACTGGTTTATGTCACTGCCAGATCCAAGTGTAGCACAGTCAGGACTTGTATCAGTTTGTATGGGTGCTCTAACTGGTTGCTTTGGCATCTGGATGGGCAAAGAGTCTAAGACTACTGTAACCCCAACACGTGTAGTACACGAAGAGAGTTATAACAAATGATAGGTCAACTTATAGGTGCAGTAGGTGGGCTAGCCTCCACGTATCTTGACAGCAAGGTAGCAGTGCAGAAGGCCAACGCAGAGATCCGTGTGAAGCAAGCAACTGGTGAGCTTGACTGGGACATAGCTGCAATGGACAGCACAAAGAACAGCTGGAAGGATGAGTGGATTACTCTTCTATTTAGCATCCCCCTTATCTTAGCTTTCTGTGGTGAGTGGGGTAACCAGATCGTACAGGCTGGCTTTACAGCACTTGAGTCTATGCCTACATGGTACCAGTACTCATTGGGTGGTATCGTTAGTGCTAGCATTGGTATGAGATCAGTATCTAAATTCTTTACAGGTAAGAAGTAATATGGCATTTAAACTTTCCAACCGTAGCTTAACTAAGATGGATGGCGTAGACGAGAGGCTCGTGTCTGTAGTCAAACGTGCCATTGAACTTACTAAGGTAGACTTTGGGGTTATCTATGGTTTGAGGACTGTAGAGGAGCAGGAGAAGCTTGTAGCTGCTGGCAAGTCTCAGACTATGAAGTCCAAGCACCTAGAGGGTAGAGCAGTAGACCTCATGGCATATGTAGATGGTAAGGGTTGCTGGGAGTTGAATGTTTATGATGACCTCTGTGATGCAATGAAAGAAGCTGCTAAGGAACTTGGTGTAGCAATCAAGTGGGGTGCAGCCTGGTCAGAGGGTGACATTAGGGACTATGCAGGTACGTCTGAAGATGCTATGATGGCTTACGTGGACTTAAGAAGGTCTCAAGGTAGAAGACCCTTTATTGATGGTCCTCACTTTGAGTTGATGTAATATGGCTATCGAGTACAGAGGTGAGAAGTTCGCAGGCTACAATAAGCCTAAGAGAACCCCTAAGCACCCTACAAAGTCTCATGCGGTCCTTGCTAAGGAAGGTGACACAATTAAGCTTATCAGGTTTGGTGAGCAGGGTGCATCCACAGCAGGTAAACCTAAGTCAGGTGAGTCCGATAAGATGAAGAAGAAACGTGCTAGCTTTAAGGCAAGACACGCAAAGAATATTAAAAAAGGTAAACTAAGCGCAGCCTACTGGGCAGACAAGGTGAAGTGGTGATACTATGATGAAAGTCGGCTTAATGATGGGTGGCGATACACCTGACGTAGACCCCAAGAATAAAGACCGTGCTGAAGAGTATTGGATGTATGGTGCTTCAGAAGAAGACCTCGCTAAGGCTTGGGATAAAGAACTTGAGTATGCTAAGCTTAAGAAGTGTGGTAACTGCCATTACTTTAACAACAGAGCCAAGACCCTTAAGGCTTTAAATGCTGAAGCGGGTATGGGTGCCTGTATGAAGTTTTTGTTCATGTGTTCTCAGGACGCTTCTTGTCAAGCTTGGGATTGCAAAGACATGGGCTTTGACGAAGACTTAATGTAATGTGGATGGCGCTTGTCCTTGCTTGCACCAGTGAGTCTGCATTTTCCTGTCAAGTGATGGCAAACTCAAAGGAATTATTCAGGACAGAGAAAGAGTGTAAAGCTGACTCGTACAACATGTCATCTTACTTGATGTCTAAAGGGAGTTATGCCTTACCTATCTGTATAGAAGTTGGAGTAAGTACTTAATGCCACAGAAAAAGAAATCTACAGTAAATGCTGCTGGTAACTACACCAAGCCCACTATGCGTAAGAAACTCGTACAACAAGTTAAGGCGGGTGGAAAAGGTGGTAAGCCTGGACAATGGTCAGCAAGAAAAGCACAGATGGTTGCAAAGCAATACAAAGCTAAGGGCGGAGGGTACACTTCATGAAGGAACCCCAGAAGTCTTTAAAGAACTGGACAAAGCAGAAGTGGCGCACAAAGAGTGGAAAGCCTAGTGCTAAGACTGGTGAGAGATACCTCCCAGAGAAAGCTATTAAGTCTTTGTCTTCTTCAGAGTACGCAGCAACCACAAAAGCTAAGAGAGAAGGCACTGCTAAAGGTAAGCAGTTTGTCAAACAACCTAAGAAGATAGCAGAAAAAGTAAAACCATTCAGAGCAGCAAAAGGTACCCTAGCAATGAAAACTCCGATGAACGAAGGCATGAAAGCACTAAAGAAAAAGGCACCAGCAGTAGCCAAGAAGATGGGCTACTCGAAGGGTGGTATGAAGAAAACAATGGGCTACAAAGCAGGTGGCGTAGTGCAAGCCAAATGCGGCGCATCTTATAAGGGTTAAATGAAATGTTTAAGTTCTTAATTAAAATTGGTAAAGAGATCTTTGGTACCAACAGTAAACGTGTAGCTGATGACCTAGCAAGACAAGGTGGGAAGCGTATCCCTAAAAGTAAGTTACCAAAAAATGCAACAGTTAAGAAGGCACCTACAGTAGCTCAGCCCAAGTCCCCCAGCACCGGTCAGTTCAGAAAGAGTCAGCCACCAGCTGCCCGTGCTAACACAGCTCCAGCCGCTCCTAGAACTGCACCTAAGCCACCTGCAACAACCAAGCCAGGTAGTAAGCCTAAGGTACCTTCCACGAATACAAAACCAAAACCAAGTACAAGCGTAGCTAAGCCTAAGGCTTCCCGTTCAGGTAGTGGTAGTTCTGGCCCTAGTCGCCCAATGAAGGATATCACACCTAACAAGAATGCACCTGGAAGACCAAGTGGTTCTCGTATTGTGGGTATGAACCCTAAAGCCATGCGTAGCCCAAGCACTAAGTTAGGTGCTCTTGACACAGCTACACCTGAGGTATTGGTTGCTCCTTCTGACGATAAAAAACCAACTAAGAAAACTTTACCTAAGACTAAAAAGAAAACTTCTGACGCTAACAAGAAGGCAGCAGAGACACGTAAGGATGCTCCTACTAAGTCAGCGCCTAAGAAGACACCTCGTCCCAAGAAAAGACCTGCAGCAGGTCCAGTAACCAATGAGTCTTTCGGTAAAGCTTTTGCTAGAAACCGTAAGTCTGGCAATGCTACCTTTACTTGGAAGGACAAGAAGTACACTACTCGATACAAGGAAGAAAGTATTGCTCAGCACAAGAAGAAGTTTGGCGTGGAGGGTAAGTACTGATAGTGTTTAAACTTGAAGGTGATAAAGTTGTTAGCCCTCGTGGTGATGTTCTTGCAGAAAAAGTCTATGGGGAGTGGCAAACTAAAGATGCTGCTGTCCTAGACTTCTTGGCAGGTCAAGATAAACCAAAGAAGAAAACAAAGCCTAAAGCTAAGGCTACTCCTGATCCTGTTCTTGAAAGAGCACGTGACGAGAATGGTCATTTCATTGCTGACGATCCGACTACTGAGGTCAATGAGGCTTGGGTAGTTAAGACAGCCAAGAAGGTATTGAAAAAGTAATGAGTTTATTCAATCAAGGTAAACCCTCACGTATGCGGTCTGTGTATGGTCACAATAGTGGCACTACTACAGAGGTAGTATATACGTGTCCTGCTAACTGTGTAGCGGAGCTTACCTTTGTACATGTAGTCAACGGTGGGGGTAGTACTAACTCTGTAGACGTTGAGTGGTATGTAGCTACAGATGACTACACTTCACACTTCTTAGCTGGTAAAAGTCTAGGAGCAGGCGATAACACTACCTTCATTGATATTGACTTAGTACTTCAACCTGGTGACAAGATACAAGTAACCCCAGTAAGTGCTGGTCACATTGATACTATTCTTACTGTAACAGAGACCTTTGTCCCAGTCGGGTAACGGGGTTGCAATATTGTCTATAGTATGATATAACTATATATGTAAAACTAGTCTCCGGTGGTTAATTCAGCCACAGATCAGATACAAACGGAGACTATCATGTTTAAAGTATGGGCAAGTTCAGCACTAAAATCAATCCAAGACTCTCAACAAAGACGTGCAGACTTCTGGATTCTCCAGAATATGTCAAACAAAGAGCTACGTGATATTGGTATTTCACGAACTGAAATAAGGCGAACAGTATATGGGCAGAACACTAACTGAAAAACAGCAGAAGTTCTTAGACGTTCTGTTTGACGAAGCCAAAGGCGATCCTGTTAAAGCTAAGAAGCTTGCAGGATACGCCGAAGGTGTGGCTACTGCTCAAATTGTAGCGTCTATCGAAGATGAAATTGTAGACAGAACAAAGAAGTTTATCTCACAGTCTTCCACCAAGGCTGCTTATACTATGTTCAGCGTTATGGCAGACCCAACAGACCTAGGTGTTAAAGAAAAGATGATGGCCGCTAAAGATATTCTTGACAGAGCGGGTTTCACTAAGACAGAGAAGGTAGAGGTTAAGACTTCGGAGCCTCTCTTTATCTTACCATCAAAGGATGATGATGCCTAAGGTTAAGACTGCAAGGGCATCAGAGGCAAAGTACCCAACTAAAGTAGAATGGCAAGTACCCCTCCGAGGAGAAAATGGTGAGTGGTACCCCATCATAAGAGTTGGAAGACACGTACCTTTCGGATACAAGCAGGACGAAGAAGATCCTGATCTACTAATACCCATACCAGAAGAATTAGAACTTTTAGAAAAAGCAAAACTATTCCTACAAGAGTACAGCTTACGGCAGGTAGCTCGATGGCTCTCCCAACAGTCAGGTAGGTATATATCACATGTAGGGTTAGACAAACGTGTCAGGATCGAAGAAAAGCGAAGACGAGCTTCCTCAAGCTATAGGAAGTATGCCAAAAAGTATAAAGAAGCGTCGAGGAAAGCGGAGAAGATCGAAAAAGAAAGACTTGGTGGTAGAGCTACCAAAAGAATCTTTGGAGACTCTCGCACAGGACCATACAACTCTGACTCAGAATGACGATGACTTTGAGCAGGTACAAAGAGAAATTATCTTTGAACCCAACCCTGGGCCTCAGACGAGCTTCCTAGCTGCCACAGAGCAAGAAGTTCTCTACGGTGGCGCAGCTGGTGGTGGTAAGAGCTATAGTCTAATCGCAGATCCGGTTAGGTACTTCAACAACCCTAACTCTAGGATGCTGATTGTACGTAGGAGCACAGAGGAACTCAGAGAGCTTATCTCAGTATCTAAACAACTATACCCACGGGCTATCCCAGGTATTAAGTTTATGGAGAGAGACAAGACTTGGGTTGCCCCTAGCGGTGCTACACTCTGGATGTCTTACCTTGACCGTGACGATGACGTTATGAGGTACCAAGGTCAGGCCTTCAACTGGATTGGTTTTGATGAATTAACTCAATGGCCTAGCCCCTATGCGTGGAATTATATGCGCTCACGGCTTCGGACTACAAAAGCTAGTGGCTTACCTCTCTACATGAGAGCAACGTCAAACCCCGGGGGGCCCGGTCATCAATGGGTTAAGAAAACCTTTATAGACCCCAACACTCCTGACGAGGCATTTTGGGCTACAGACGAAGAAGGTGAGGCAATCTGTTGGCCTAGGGGCCATAGTAGAGAGGGAGAACCCCTATTCAAGAGGAAGTTTATCCCTGCGACTTTGTTTGATAACCCTTATCTGTCTGATGACGGGATGTACGAAGCCAACCTGCTCTCTCTGCCTGAGCACCAACGGCGTCAACTGCTGGAAGGGGATTGGGACATCAACGAGGGGGCCGCTTTCCCTGAGTTTAATCGTAGAGTTCACGTTGTAGAACCCTTCGATATACCCCACAGTTGGCCTAGGTTTAGGGCAGCTGATTACGGTTACGGGTCTTACAGTGCTGTACTTTGGTTTGCTGTATCCCCAGACGAACAGCTTATTGTTTACAGAGAGCTTTACGTGTCTAAGGTTCTAGCTACTGACTT